AAAGGCCGCTTTTGCGGCCTTTTTATAGCCAAGGGTCAGTTATGACCAGAGTTCAGTCTTCTTTGCAACGTTAGATGCTTCTGTGATTAGTTCTTCCTCTATTAGCGTATCTTTGAACATTCGTTTCTCCTCTTCAATTAGTTGTAGTAACCCCAGTATGGACCGGCAGCAAGAACTGCTGATGCTGCGGCATCAGCTTTAGCTTGCAGAGTATCGGTAAACACTGGTGTGTTTGCGAATGCTTGTGTAACTTCCCAACGTTCACCAGGAGACACATTAGCAGGAAGCACTGAAGAATCATTGAATCCAAGTCTCTTTACCGAGATGTTTCCAGCGGTACCACCAGCTACTGTGAAGTAACCAATTTCAACTGATACTGGTACTGCCCGAGAGTTTCCATCAACAACGTCGATAGTAATTTTGTAGATTGTTCCGATCATAATTGATCTCCTAAGTAATAGTCTATTTACTCTTACACAACAAAGGCCGCAAAAGCGGCCTTTGTTTCTTTTACAACAATCGGTCTAGAACCGACATCCTTAGATTACAGGAATGTCAAGTTGTTAACAACGATCTTACCGTAGTAGTCAGCGGAGTTCGCAAGGGATGTTGCGTTCGAAGTGAACGTAACCTTACCGTAGCGAGTCATAACCATCAGTTGGTTGTTGTACGTCGTTGGGTCAACAACCGTGTTGCTGGTCATCAATGGGACGTATGGGCAGTAGAAGTAACCAGAATCAGTTTCTCCTGTACCACCCTTGAATCCGACGACAACGATGTCGGACGATGCAGTTGCTCCACCAGGTACTTGCGATCCGGAAGCAACAGTTCCAAAGGAAGCGTTGAACAGGAAAGAGTAAACCTTGATAGTTCCATTCAACGTACCAGCCAGGCGGGTGTTGTTTGGACCTTCGAACGAACCGGACACAGCTGGTGCGAACACCGACTTAGCAGCGGACTGGAGAACCGAAACGATCTGTGGAGACACGATGATGAAGTTACCAGCACCACGACGTGTTTTTGCAGCGATCTCGTTAGCAACCTTGTTGATCAGAACACCCAGAACAGCGTGGCGATCACCAACGTAGTGAGGAACACCAGTGAAGGAGCCCGACATGTCGAAGGTTTCAGTTGTTCCGGCCAAACGAATCAGGTCGGTAACGATTTCATTGTCGATTTCGTGAACGATTTCAGCAGACAGAGCCTGCGTAATTTCAGCTTCGAGATCGAGACCGTGCTGTGCGGACAAGTCCTGCATAGCTTCGATCGTCCACTTAGCTTGCAACTTACGAGTCTTAGCGATCACCGGCTGGCGGAGAACTTGCAGACCCATTGCACGACCTGGGAACGATTCCATGTCAACTACATCGCCAGCTTCACCAGACAGCGGAGAAGAAGCAGTAGAGAAAGTACCTGCTGGGGTGTACGCACCGCCTTGGTTTACACCGAAGGTAGAATCATACAGACCACCGGAAGCACCTGGAGTAACGCCACCAGCATAAAAACGACGCATTTTCGATGCATACGGTGCAGTTGCAGACGTATTACCAAAAACTTCATCATTGATAGCGATATCGCCGTCAGGAGTTTCAGCAGTTACAGCGCCGTTCTTGTAAACAAAGCGCAGGGAGAAAACCAGGCCAGTAGGACCTGTCATTGGCTGAACGCCAACAACTTCAGTCGCGATAGTTCCTGGGATGATACGGCGAATCATTGGGAGAATGATCTTCTGGAACGAGCCGATAGCTCCTACAGATGATACATCTCCACCAGCGGTTTCGGAAAGGTACTTGGCTTGGTTATCCAGCACCGTCGAAACGATCGCTGCACGGCGAGCGTCGAGGCCTTCCAGTAGGGCAGCCTTCGTCTCTTGCCAGTTTTCGAAAAGTTCTTTCATGGTCTAAGACTCCTTGGTGATTATCTTGTTAACCCAGCCAGTTTCCGCATGCGGATAATCTGATCGCTTGGTTGCACATCTTCAACTAACGCAATGTCTTCATCGTTTCCAGTTACGATCTTAGAAGCTACAGGAGCGACTTCGACTTTCTTGGATTCAGTTACAATCTTGGCTGGTTGAGCTTCATTTTTCTTTACATCTACAACTGATTCTTTAAGAACGCGGCCAATATAAACCTTGTACGCTTCATCAAGTTTTTCAGTAGAAACATTCGAAAGAATGATCTTCATCTGTTCCTTAGCATTACCGCTAAGTGCAGACAGTAATTCGTCCATCTTGCTATTTCTAGCTTCTGCCAGGCGCTCGTGTTCGATGTCTGCCAATTTCTTTGTAGCATCAGCGAGTCGGTCTTGAGCTTCCGCCAAGTCCTGCTCAGCATCAGATAAGTCGCCCTTACGGAACTTCTTAAATTCTGCTTCTACTGCTTCAAAAATCTTGCGACCGAACTCAAGTTTCTTAACGTCCGCGATGTCTTCGGTAAGTTCCGACATCTCTTCGTCGAGGCGAACCTCTAAGAATGCGTCAAGTTTGTCGACTAGTTGGTTCAGTTGCTCTCCGAGCACCTGAGCGAGTTTCTCTTTCTCTTCAACGAGCTTTTCTGCGAACTCTACTTCAAGGTCGCGGAATTTGTTGATGTCTTCCTTCAGCTCGTCAAACTCAGTTTTGAGAAACTCTTCAACTTTCGTATCGACTGCCTCGGCAAGCTCGTCCCGCGCCTTAACAAATTCCTCTGTCAAGGTGGACCGAATCTCCACTTCCAGCTTAGAACGTTCCTCAGCCAGGAATGAGTCTACAGCAGTTTTGAATTGCGTAGAAATTTCCGCTTTGGTGTCTTCGCTAAGAAGATCGGATTCAAGCAGTTTCTTTAGGATTTCATCCATGCTTGCTTCACTCCGTGGTTGGTTGAGACTATTCGTCTGAGTTGTTGCATAGTTATTTAGAAAAGAGCATACTTTTTATCCAAAAAACTATCATAAAGCGTCAAAAACAACAAGGGACTACCATGTTTTTGATAGTCCCGAATGAGTAGGTTATCATTCTACTCAGTTCTAAAGCGATCTAAGTTATTGGTGCATATAGCTTTTTAGACCGTTACTGAATGGTTTCCATTAGCAATTATTGCTAACGTTTCTTCAGTACAAAGACCTGTAATTTGTAGAGTTGTACGGTCAGATCGACCAATGTTTGCAGTTCCATGAGGAGTATTTCTCCAATCATGCCATGCAATATCACCAGCTTTCCATTGTTTCCAATAAGTATTTCCTACTGCCCATACATGTCCAGGTTGCCAGTCATACAGTTGAATCTCAAACCTGGCAGCCCATTTTGGATCTTTGTCTAAAAAGCTATTAGGGTCATTTTTCTTAACGCCTGGAATCTCGTCAATGTGATATGGAAAGACACCACCAGGGCGTTGAATATGAAAACTGGCTCCTGATAAATCATTGTCTTTAAACTTAAAGCTCATCAAAATCTTGATAATAGCCATATCAGTCTTGTCATATCGAAGATTATGAAAGAACACATGGTTTGGATCAAGCTGAAGATACTCAAGTTCAGCCCGGTCATAGTCAATAGTGTAAGGAATATCTTTCCAGTCTAGCTGAACATCTAACCGATTTAGAAACCCATTAGGCTCAGGATTAAATTTTTCAAGACTTCGTTTATAGAATCCAAGCAGATCGCCTTTAACACGTCCAATGATTTTGAAATGTGGATTAGCATCTTCATTGATAGAATTATCAAAATGATAGTTGCTTAATTCTTTCGAATAATCCCAGCGTGTTTTAGTCATATAAGTATTTTCGCAAAATGTGGAAGATCTCTTTTACGTTGCGCAAAGAACAGAGTTTTAACATTCTTGTTATAGCTCATAAAGCCAGTACGAATTTGTACTGGCGTTCCATCATCTGGCACCCCTAGAATCAAAATCAGAGCTAACCCTTCTTCTGTATCTATAGTCATAGAAATGACTTCGCCTGACAGCCACAGTAAATTAGTAGAGGTCAGGCGAGAGGCTTGAATCATGCCCACGATTTTAGTCTTCTGACTTGTCTTCGTCTTCTGGGTCTGGAAGCTGTTCTTCAAGAGCAGTAATCCATTCATCATTATGCTGTGTACCAAGCCATTCAACCATAGCTTGAAGGCAACCAGAATTGTCTTCAAGGAACGAATCCATATCACGGTATCCAAGAACTCCGATGATTTTTTCGAAGTTGTTAACTCCACGGCCACCTTCAAAATGGTACATCTTTTCTTGATCAGTATACTTCTCGATCAATTCAGACATATCTTTATCACGTCTGCCTTCTGTAACTTGTACTGGCTGGTTTAAGCCGAGTAATTCTTGAATGAGTTTCATGCGTGTTCCTTTTCGTTTTCAACGAACCAGTTTTTCAGGATTTCGACAGACTTCTTGAATCTTGGATCTGGTCTGTTATCCCATGGTTTTGCACCATTATGACTTGGTGATACAAAAGTCGCAGCAGAGATTACATCTGCATGCGCTTGTTTATTTCTAACAAACTTGACGAGGTGTCTACCCATATCGGCGTAGTAATCACGAGGTACATAGACGTAGCTTGGTTCATCATCGCCGTAGCGATTACTGCCATCATCTGTTGCATCGTAAGCATTACCGAAACCGTTATTGTAGTAGTCATACTCGAGGCGACCAAGACAACGGCAAGCTTCGCCAAACATTGTCTTTGCTTCGCCACTAGCCGGTACATGTTTTTCCCAGATCTTGTCAAAATCTTTGTTCTCTACCCACTCTCTGAGAACTTTTCCCTTGACGACTGGAGATTCTTTGACTACAGCTTTTTTACTGCTTTCATCAAGAAGATTTGTAAGTATCATCTTGGTCATATATTACTCTCTTACCGCCTTAAGAGCTTTTTCAAGAACACTGATCACTGACTGTAATTCAATTGGATTTAACATTCCAAATCCAGGCACTGATACAGTAGGTTTTTTATCCTTAGATCCGCCACTTGAATAAGGATTAACTTCATTTACAGTAATTTCATGATTTGTTCTATTTACTTTAACAATAAGTTTTTGGTGCTTTGGATCTTCATTAAGTTGAATTCCTGCAATTGTTAACCATTTTTCAGAAAGAATTGACATGATTATTTCCAGTTAAAGCATCAAGAAACTTCTTAACTTCAAGAGCCAAATACTTTTGAGCTTTTTGATCATGAACAACGGCTTCAGCAAGAGTTTGAATCTTCTGATTGTCATTCAATGCTTCCATTACGTGCGAAGGATATGCGTTTGGAGCAGATGGAGTAGCAACAATGTCAACTGTAACCAGGCTGAAAGTGTTTACCTTACCTTCAACAACGTTACCGGATCCACGTGAAGAAACACCAAGCTTACCGCCGCCTTCGAGGATCGCCTTAACGATTTGTCCCTTAGGAGTGTTCAGAACCTTCGCCTTGCCGATAGCGTTTGCTCCGTCCATTCTCATTTCAGTGATAATGTGGGAAACGTTGTTCAGGTCGATGTTCAGATTGTCTGGGTGGTTAAGTTCACCGTAAACCGAAAGACCTTCAGCAATTCGCTTGTTGACAGAGTCAACTGCATTTTTGATTTCAGTCATCGGGTAGACACGTTGATTGCCATTAACGACATCTGCTTGCATGAAAATGCCGCTCAGATATGATTCATTCGTTTTCTGGTTCTCAACAACCATCAAGTTTGATGTCATTGGGGACAGACGTTCAATAAGGACGAGGCCTTGGTTCATAATAGAATCCTTTTAAAGCTCCTGAGAGCATTTCACTTGGTATTTATCTTAGCCGTCTAAAGCGGCTAAGATTTTAGAGGTTTCCGACTTCCTTTTCTACAGTGCTCATATCAGGTTCGGCTTTTTCTTTTGCAGCTGGTTCTTCCTTAGCTGGAGCTTCTTCATCAGCTGCTCCGCCAGATGCACCAGCTTCTTTCTTACTACCTTTGTCTTCGCCTTCAGCTGGAGCTGCTTCATCTTCAGTAGGAGCCTCTTCTTCAGGCTTCTCTTTGGTAGTAATGTCTTCGAAGTTGTCGTAGTCATCAGAGACCTTGATCTCTGGACGCTTCTCTACCCACGCAGGGTCGTACATCATGCGAAGCTCTGTAAAGCCTTCACCCAGACCACCATCAGGAATTCCACGTTCTTGTTTCAACATAGCTTCATTTTCTTGTACATCATCCTCAGACAGGCCAAGGTAATGCTTTTGTTTGTAACGTTCAGCAAGGTACAAATTGTCTTTGACGTTACTGTAGTTGCCGATCATCTTCTCATCGACTTCAGCCTGTTTGTAATCCATGAAGTTCTGTGGATCAACAAGCTTAATCTTGAAGAGGTACTTGTCAACGTTGATACCAGCAGACTTCAGATATGCTTTGAAGTGGCTGTCGAAGGTATCGTGAATCTTGGACTGCAAACGAGAAACGTAGTTAGCAAACCGTAATTCTTCGATGTATGCAACACCAACTTTACCGTCGTTGACTTGAGCTCCACCGTCAGCAGCTCCACGCATATAGGAAGATGGAATACGCAGACCTTGGAGGAACTTGTTCTGAAAGAAGTTCAAGTCGGCAATTTCACCAAGGTTTTCACCGCCAGATAGAGTTTCTACTCGAGATCCACGACCGTCAGCAGTTTGAGCAAAGAAGTAATCTTCGACCATCGACATTGGATTGTAGACAGAGTCAATCTTGTCTGTACCGCCAGATTCATTTGGGATGCGCTTCTGTTTCAGCTCGTTTCTGATTGCTTCCAAGTATGCCTTGACACGTTGTGGTGGCATATTACCAACGTCAACGAAGAAGACGCGACGTTCTGGAGCACGAACGATACGATAGATGATGACAGAGTCTTCAAGCAGTGAAAGGTGACGGAAAGCCTTAATAGCAGGGAACAGTACAGATTCACCGAATGGCCCGTTATCACCCATGGAGCTAGAAAGTGTAAAATGTACGATACCTTCTGCAGGTACCATGATCACATCACCGAATGCACCTTGCTTATTCTTTTCACCAGTACGAAGGTGATAGTGTTCTGGCTTACCATCTTCTGAGATCGAGATACCGATAATGTCGGAAGGGTCTAGATACTGCCACTTCTTGAAGTCAGAGTTCTTGCGGAAGAAGCAATCACCAAATTTGATAACAGTACGTGCAACGTCAAAGATGATCGTGTTCAAGTCTTGAATTTCGATCCAATGGCGAAGAGCAGCTCGAACAGTCATCGTAATAGACTCTGGAACTTCCTGATTGTTTTCGTTTTGG